ATTAAAAAGACGACCACCCACGTGATTGAAAGAACGGACTCGATTCGTTTAGTGTTTGGGGATTTGGTATTGTTAAATCCAAAACCCTTCCATTTACTGCATAAGACTCAGTTGTTTCTTGGTTTCCAAACCACCCCAAGGCAGAACCTAAGGCAGATAAACCATCGGATGCTGCATCATAACCTTTATTTATTAAACCAAATAAAGGGTGCTCAGTGTGTAATCCTGCAAGTTCTGTTGAAAATTCGTCTGGGACACCATCAGATGTTGCACTAGTTGCATTTAAATCTACTGGCCTATAAAGTCTGTATGCAAAATCTAATTGCTGTCTAATAACATCTGGTGTTTCGTTGCTTAATTGGATGGGAGACACCATTTTAGGATAAACTTCTTCAAAAATAACTTTGTATCTTGGAATGTCTTGTTTATCATATAATGTTAATTCAGCATCACAGGTATAATCTTTATAGTAGCTGAGTCTGCCCGATCTGGGATGTGATATTTGATCCATCCAGTCTTCAAAAATTTTTCTTTCGTATGCCTCTCGTCCAATAATCATGACTACAGTTAAATCACCCTCGTATAGTCTGGTGTATGGCTGTTCAGCACCCACACCAATTGCTCCATCTACAATAGATGCAATAGATCTACCCGGAACATTAATTGAATCACACGAAAGACTCATTCTATTATAATATGTCTGTCTAGTATCACCTTCTGGCATAACAACATTGCTAGTTACATACATCCCCTTAGATGCTTCATCTGTACTAACTTTACCAAAGGTAATCTTCCAGTTGTTTGCAGGAAGATTACCATATTTTTGAATTCTTGAAACTAGGTCTGCTACTCTTGGCATATTGCCTCCGGTTTATTTAGTATTATTTATACTAGTATTTTGATCTTCTTTTATTATCTTTCCAAATTTTTCTTGGGTCTTTTTCTTTTCTCCACCTAGCAATTGGTAAAAATGATACAACTGGCCATGTTTGTGTTGGAAATTCAATAAGTTTTCCTCTGATATTGTTTATAATATAAGTCCTAGTACATCTTCTAATTAATTTTAAACCCCCCCTACCAGTAAAATCCCATCGTATATTCAAATTACCAAAGTCATAATATTCTGGATTATCGCCTTCTGGTGATTGTTGCCCATCTGATATATCTTCTGTTGTTATTAATGCAGACAATCTCCATAGTAATTTTATTCTCAGTTTTGGTGGGAGATAGTGCAGATTGAACGCATGAATCTTCCCCCCAGAAAAATGCCTGTAGGGGATAATAAGTGGCCACGAGTCATAATAAGGTAAAATATCCTTGTGTTTAGGAACATAGTTAAACGTGTACATCCCCCCCCGAATTGGTCTAACAACTTCCCTGGCACTTGTTGAGCGCCTTATTATATTTCTTGGTACATTTTTATAATTGGAAGAAATAAATCGTTTAAACCATCTAAGTGCAATTGGGGCATAATCATTTTTGAAATTTTTATCATTTGCTTTTTCTAAAATATTTTCTATTAATTTTTTGCTTGCCATTTTATTTTCTTTTTATATCTGCCCAGATTTTTTGTTTATCACGAACTTTCATGAATTGTGCTACTGGCAAAAACATTGCTGCTGGCCAAGTTTCTGCAGAAAATTCCATTGGTTGACCAACCAAATTTGATTTTAAATATGTTCTAGCACATGCTTTTAGATTTTTTAGGTTTTTACTTCCAAGAGACATCATATCGATTTTATCCCTAAATGGAACAAAATCTTTATCAACCATATTTTTAAATTTTGGTGATAACTTATAAAGGACTTTTAAACGCAGTTTTGGATGCAAATAATGAAGATTATATGCATAAATATAATTCATTCTGGATGGTCTATATGGGATGATCAAGGGCCATCTATCGTAGTAAGGAAGTTTTATTTTATGCTTGGGTGTATACAAAAAAGCATACATTTTACCCTTCATGGGATTTATCATGTTTCTTGTTTTAGAACTTTGTCTTATTTTTGACCTATTTATGGTTTTATATTTGGAAGCAATATATTTTTTATACCATTTCAGGGTCTTTTTTCCATAAATTTTTTCATGACCTGAATCTTCTGCTGCAGTCATTATTTTTTCTAGAATATCACGATTTGCCATTTTTAAAAAGTTCCTTTTCTGTGAGGACTTTAAATCCCCATCCTTTGTTTTCTGCAATTTCTGTTGCAGCCTTCCATTTTGCCTGATTCACACCCCATCTTTTTACTTCTCTCAAATACCTTTGCGTCACTTTCTTCTTTTTCTTTGGTGGAACAGATTGTGCTTTTGGTTTTATTTCTATAAGATCAATCTTTTTATACCCTTCTTTTGTTTTGTATTCTATTATAAAATCAACAAAATATCTATGGTATTTGTTGTCAATGGGCGATATGTAAGGAACAACAACTTCTTCTGATCCCCACCTGATCACAGAATTGTTTTCATCACAAAAAACCATGAATCTTCGTTCCCATAAAGACCTATATATGATCTTTGTTGGATCACCAACATATTTGTTGATGTTTTTTGGAGAAAATTTTCCCTTGTAAGCCATATATAAAAATCCTTATAAATATTTATAGTAGGAGAAATAGTACATGCCCATAGATTTAACTGGTAGATATGTTCTGCCATCGGATGCTCCGGGTTGGCCCAACAACTTGCCTGATGGTTGGAGAACAACCGCAGCCGATTATATAAAAACAAGACAAAAGAAAGTATCTGAAAGCTATGGTTCCGTCCATGGTTTTAATGATCCATATGGTAGGGCTGCTATGGATTGGTTAGATGTTTATGATTTTGAGCATCCGGTAGAAAAATTACATGAAGATGCACCAAACCCACCAACCAGTCCAAGCACTATTTTAGAAGAAAGTGAAGGTCCTCCTGATCCAAACCAAACAGCCGAACTTATGGGTCCACCTCACCCCGGCAATGATCTCACAGAATGGACCGTTGGGTCTGGTGTTATGCTACCGGGTTTTTCTAGGGATCATGATGGTTTAGGAACAGAATCAATAGATCTGGGGAAAAATGTAACAAACAAGCTTGTTTTTGATGCTTTTTCTGAAAGTGGTCAATTAAACAATTTAAATGGTGACGAGGGGACTCTGGTCCACTATCCCGAATCTCTGGGTTCTGACCCAGAAATAACACAAGCAATACATTTTGATTTTTATTATAAAAAAGCACCAAGCATAGAAGATATTATCGAAAAAGTCGAAACAGTGGTTGATGGTGCAGTAAATGCTTTTGGTTCGGTTGTTGATGTGGGTGGGAGTGCATTGGATATTATATCTGGTGGAATAAACACGGCATCGGAAACCGAAGTTCCTATTGGTAGTGTTATCAAAGAAACCACCTCACAGCTTTTCAACTTCTTTAATGAAGAAATGGAAGGTGCTAAAAAAGATGTTAATCAATCTGAAATAACAAAAGATACTAGACTTTCTAGAGCAGAAGAAAGGTCACTAGACAAATTATCTCTTTATTTGCCTGCTGGTTTAGCAATAAATCATTCTGCTGGTTATGAAGGACATGATATGAGCACCATAAGAAATATGCTTAGCGGTGAGGGCAGTCTCATCCCCGGATTAGCAAAGGCTGCTGCCAGTTTTGTTGATGATGCTGCTAGCAGTATAGCAGGAATAGAACTAAACACTGGTGCTGCTATAAATGCTTTAACAGGAACAATAAAAAACCCAAGAAAAGAAATGATGTTTTCTGGAGTAGAAATCAGGTCTTTTGATTTTACTTTTCAATTTAGACCCAAAAGTAAGAATGAAGCACTAGCAATGCTTCAAGCAATCAAATTACTCAGATTTCATTCTTTACCAGAAATAAATCCGTCTATTTCATTTTTATCTGTTCCTTCAGAAGTTCAAGTATCATTCTTGGACTATGTGAATACAGCAAAAGCACCTGACCCCAGTGGGAGTGGATACCAAGGAGAATATATGGTAGAAAGTCCATGGCTTCCAAAACTGGGGAGATGTGCTATAACTGGTGTTAACGTCACCTTCCACCCCGAATCCAATACTGTTTTTGGTGATGGTATACCAACAATGGCAGACGTTTCATTGACATTAACAGAACTAGAAGCAATTAGTAGAAACCACGTTTCAGAACTGGGGATGTGATAAAATATGAAATATTTCAAACCATTTAATAATATCAAATATCCCATGGATAAAGAAGGCAGTCATCTAATTGAGGCTGTCGACTTGATGAAAAGAGTGGTATTTAGTGATAGTGCACTAATGAATCCGGGTAATTTTTCTTTTATACGTGTCACCAATGCCGATAGTCCAGAGATTATTGCAGAAAAATTATATGGTTCACAGCATTTATACTGGATTGTTCTTTTGTTTAATGATAGATTTAACCAATATACTGATTGGGTTTTGGAGCAAAATGATTTAGAAAATTATTACAAATACAAATATCCCGGAACAGCATTATTTTTGTTAGAAGGTGGTACAGGAATAACACCATCTACTAAGCATTTTAATAAAACTGATAAAATTTTTACTACATCTGATGGAATTAATTCGGATGGGGAAAGTGAAGCAATTGTGCAGAGCTGGGACCCGACATTATTAAAACTTGTAATTTACGGTATAACTGGTTCTGTTTCTAATTTTTCTTCTGGTAATAATATAGGAAATACTGCCAGTTATGGTTTAAACGGGGAGCCATTGAACACAGGTGCTACTGGATATAATTCCGGTCGTGCTTATGTATCAAAAGTTATAGAAAATGATTATGAGGCTGTTCACCACTTTGAAGGTTCTGGTGGAGAGGTGTTAAACCCATTTGGTACACCTCTGCAATCAGATGGTACGCAAGTTATTATTGGTCAAACTGGGGGTGGAGGAGATTTTGCCTCAATATCAGCAACCTTTGGTGCTACTGTTTTAAACCAATATGTTGTTGACGGTTCTTCATCGTATACTATCACAAACGCATATCATGAAGATAGAAAAAATAGAAAATCGAGCACAATACGGGTTTTAAATCCAACTGCAGTTCCATTGGTAGTGGAGAAGTTTAAAAAACTTTTAGAAGATGTCCAGTAGCCCAGACTTATATGAAAAGATGAATGACATTTTTGTATCGGAGGTAAAAATGACCTCCGATACAGGTGGTGATATGTCTTTAATGGAACAAGTAAAACACATCAGCATATACGAAGATGTGACATCAACATGTATTAGAGCAGAAATATCGTTTACTGATGGTCAAGGATTGATTAATCACTTTCCAATAGTGGGACAGGAGACAATACACATCAAATTTGTTACTCCCGGGCTGGGACTTAAACCAACCGAATATAGGCTGGATGTTGTAGAAATTTTAGAAAGAACAAAATCCAAAGACGGTAGGTCTGAATTAATCAAGTTGGGCCTTGTTTCTTCTCAAGCAAGGATGAGTGGAACCAAGAAACTTAGTCAAACATATAGGGGAACACCCAGTGATATAGCATCTACTGTCTTTAAAAATTATCTCTATACAGGAAAACCGATAGCAGTAGAAAAAACATCTAATCAGATAACTTATTGTGTTCCAAATAAAAGTCCAATAAAAACTATACAGTGGTTAGCATCTAAATCTATCTCTGCAGAGATTTCTCCAAGTTCTTATAATTATTTGTTTTTTGAAAATTCAAAGGCATTTATGTTTTCTTCTCTAGACTCTCTTGCTTTTCAAGACTATGCTGTGAAATTTATTCTTTCTACAGAAACACCAATATCCAATTCTCCCGGAAGTTCTCCTGATTTGATATCAAAAATTAATAATATAGAAGATATCAATTTTGTTAAGTCTTTTAATAGACTAGACGAAATGTCAAATGGTGCGCATGCATCAAGATTACTGGTGCATGATATAACATTGAAAAAGGTAGAAGAAAAAGAATATAATTACTATATCGATTTTTTCAGACTAAACCATATCGAACCATATCCATCTCTTCCCGGAAGACTTAATAAATATGCATCCTCTAAGGATGCTAAATTAATAGTTAAGGGAAGGCAGACTGGTTTATTTTCCAATTCACCACCCTCCCCACAGGATTATGAAAATTACCTTCAATATAGATCTGTGTCTTTAGAAGAATATAACTTAAACAAAATAGAAATAGTTGTTCCGGGTAATTCACAACTAATGGCTGGGGTGTCTGCCTATTTGGATTTACCAAAAGCAGAACCATTATATAAAGAAGACATCGATAGAATGGATGAATTTTCTAGTGGAAAATATCTAATTACTGCTGTTAGGCATATGATAGATATGGGAGCAAAACCCATATATAAAAATGTGGTTCAATTATCTCGTGGATCATCTCCTGTCAGATTCCCAGATAAGAGTACATTTGATGGAAGAAAAGGTGAACCATCACCTACTCCCGGAATATCCGGTATAGTTGATTTCTTTAAGGAGCTTTTCTAATATGGTCCCAGTTTGGTTTTTTGGTGTAGTTGAAAACAGATTTGACCCTTTACAACTGGGTCGATGTCAAGTACGTTGTGTTGGTTTTCATACAGATGATAAACAAGTACTACCCACACAAGATCTTCCGTGGGCATATCCAATCTCCCCAATAACATCAGCCTCAATAAGTGGTAAGGGAGATGCCCCCACCGGACCGGTAGAGGGTAGTTGGGTAGTTGGATTTTTCAGAGATGGTGATGAATGTCAAGAACCCGTAATGATGGGAACAATTGGTGGACTCCCTTTAGAAAAAGCAGATCCAAGAAAAGGTTTTAATGATCCAAGAGGTTTGTATCCAACAACACCGGGAGAACAAGATACAAATAGGCTCGCTAGAGGACAGGTAGAAGGGACTGTTGTTGAAAAGAAAAAAGCAAGTCTAGATTCTGCCGCGATTGCCGGGGGTATGGGATTTGGTGCTAAACAAGAACCCCCAACCCCATATGCAGCGAAATATCCGTTCAACAAGGTTCATGAATCAGAGGCAGGTCATGTTATTGAAGTAGATAATACTCCCGGTGCAGAAAGACTTCATAATTATCATAAATCGGGTACTTTTGATGAAGTACATCCTGACGGAACAAAAATAGAAAAAATTGTCGGAAATCATTATACCATTGTTGCTGGAGAAGAAAACGTTCATATAAAAGGTGCGTGCAATGTATCTCTTGATAGTGGATGTAATGTTTTTGTTAGAGGATCAACCAATTTTAAATGTATTGGGAGTGTGAAATATCAGGTTATTGGTGGTTGTTTTGAAGTTAGTTCTTTAACAACCATCAAATTGTCTTGTGGCGCATCTAGTTTAATACTAAATCCAGGAGCATGTATTATCAGAGCACCGATAATACTTATGAACTAATATGTCTGATAAAAATTGTAAAACATGTAAAGAGGCAAACAGCCTTATTCCTGAAAATCCCGTGACCAACGTAGCACTGGAAATCATCAGGAGTCTTACCTTAGACGGTATCAGTTTATATACTGATGGTGAAAACATCTTATACAGACCATCATCATCTAGACAAGTTAATCCAGAAGAACAAATACTCTTGGACCGGTATAAAGATGACCTTATACCAATTCTAGAATCAGAAACCCCTGCCAAGGGAAGACCAGCAGCACCTCTTGTAAGAAAAACAGTAAATACACATGGAATAACTGGTGTAGTTTCTGATTCTGTATATGGAAATGAGCCAGAAGATTCTTTTGCAAAAATTGGTTTTAACCTAAACGAAGCCGGAGTTGAAACATCCATAAAAAGAAATCTGCAGGAAAGATTTTCTGAAATTGTTAATGTGAAAGATTTTGGGGCTGTGGGGGATGAAGTCACTGATGATAGTGTCGCAATTCAAAATGCTATTACTCACGCAAAAAAAACCTTCTGGGATAACGGCATTCCTGCAACTTTATATTTTCCCTCAGGTGAATATAATTGTGAACTTACCACTTTTTTAATTGCTTCAGATAATTATGGTAAAAAACTAATTGATATCCGTGGTTGTGGAATCTCTTCTATCATTAAATTCGGAGCATTCAAAATTACTGATAGCCACGTAGTTGTGGAAGATTTACAGTTCCGCTGTTCTAATAGTCTGATAGCGGCTATTGAAATCACGGGATCTTCTGGTAAGTGTCGTTTACGTAATTTAACGATAGAAGCAGGAGCCTATGGGATATTCCTAAATCATCCGGGAGACCAGCATCAGATTGAATCCATACAAACACAAAACAACGCATTGGCTGGCTTCTATATTTTAGGTACTTGGGATCTAACCATGATAGGTTGTCATGCTCATACCATGGGGGGTGTGGGGTACCTACTAAAGGGTTTTGGTGGTGATGATGACTATCCCGCACACAGTGTCGGTGAATGCAGGATGATTAGTTGCCGTGCTCAGCATTGTTCTATGGGACTAAAAATGGATGGTACCGATGCGGCAGTCTTCGAAAGTTACATGGATAATTGCTCTTTTTCATGGAATGGATGGAAGGATGCTACTAAAAGAATTCCAATTTCTTCTGCTACATTAAACGGAGCTTCCTTGCATTTAACCTTTACCGAGCCGCATCGATTGAGAAAACGAAGTGTCATATCTATCGGTCAAGGAGGTTCTCACCCAGGATTAGTCTTAGCTAATCAAAATATTCTTAATAATGGGATTACATGTAGAGAAATTACAAACTCTACTGCCTGCATTTTATCCGTTGATTTAAGTAGTATACCGGGAGGAATTGACTCGTCTAATAGTTATCTCCAACCTGCTTATTGGGATATTTATTTGGATAATGTGTATGATATCTGGTTTACCCAATGTAATTCTAACACAAATTATTTTAATGGCATAAGAGAGTGTAGGTTTAACAACTCTCGACTAAAACATTTAATCTACTTCGACGACGGGAGTCCTTCTAAAAATAACGTTTTTTATGGAAATAGGAGAGGACGATCCCAGAATAATATTGACGTAATACCACATGGTCCTGGAGCTTCTTCTCTCGGGTGTTGGGGTTCGTTTGAAATGGGGCGAGAAACCATAGAAGAATCTGGAAATCCAGAAAATTCTACATTAATAATGGAAATGCCCAAAAAAGATTCTGATTCCAATGCAGATGGTACACCAAAAGATTTTTCTGGTATAATTGTTAAATCAGATAAAACTGTCGTCCAAGGACCATTGCATAATGATACTATTGTTTTAGAAAATGATCAGCTTTTAGAAGATATGCCTGCTGGACAGTCTTACTGGATAAAAGGGAAAGACCACCCTCATGGAAATTATCATATTCAATCACCAGACTCTGTAGAAGGAGAACAATGGTGGATAGTTGACAATTATAATTCTACTGACAGTCCAAATGCAAGATATCCTGTGGCTAGGGGTTGGAGATGGACTAGTTTCAAAGGTTGGACAAAAACGCAATATTCAGGTAGAGTTAATGAACCTTATGGTGGTGGTGTCGGCGGCGGAGAGGAAATTGAATGGAAACTAACAGATAATAATCTTTTATCTGTTGGTAATAATATAATACCTGATGAAGATGGGACAAGAAATCTTGGATCATCAGACAAAAAATGGAAAGAGCTTCATGTCAGTTCTGGATCTATTCATATAGGTGACGCGGAAATAAAATCAATCGGAAGTGATGTTTTGTTTTCCAACATACGTATAGGAACAGGATCTGATAGTATCATTCTTTCTAAATCTGGTGATCAATTAAAAATACTAGATAATTCAAATTCAAAATCGTCTGTTGATGGTGATGCTGGACCAAGGGGGGCGACTGGTTCCACTGGGGGTGTGGGTGCAACTGGACCAACTGGTTCTACAGGAAACGATGGCGCTGCTGGACCAACTGGTGCTACAGGAAACGATGGTGCTACAGGGCAATCCGCATATGCTGCCACGTTCACTCTTGAATCAGACATCCCAATCACAACAGGAGACAAGACCAAAGGGATTTACCGAGTCCCTGTCGATTCTAATATCACCCAAGTTGATCTATATTCATACGACAATGGTTTCACCAGTGCATCCGGTGAAATACCCATCGAAGTACAGGTCAAAACCACCAACACAATCTCTGGATCAGATGGACCTTCTGAACTAGTAAGTGAGGCTACGACACTACATACAATAGAGATGTCTTCACATCATACAGCAGTCTATCATTTTGCTGATGATTCTGGGCTGAGCATAGGTGTAACAGCAGGAGATTTTATGTTCATCGACGTAGAAGGAAACACAGGTGGTGTCAGCCACATTCAAACAATAGTAACGATGGAGAGTAGATAAAAATGGCAACATATTACTATTACCCAGATGCATCTGGAGCAAACGATGGATCATCCGAAGCAGACGCCTGGACTGCTATCTCTAGTGTCACTGCTGGTGTCGCCGCAGGAGATACTGTCTATATGAAGAATGGTGCGTCCCGTGACGGAACGGGTGCAGATGTTACGTTTGCTACACACGGGGACGGAACAGGACAAATCAG